TTTGCATTGATTATAGTTATGTCCGTGTTTTCCACAATTATTACAATAGTTATCTGCCATATATCTATTGTTCTATGCAAAGTAATCTTTACACCCTTTTTACAAAATAGTTGTAGTTGTAAAAAAACGGTTACGTTTTCTTTTCGTGGTTTTTATTGGACCCCCTCATTTGAATGTATATATTATAAGTATGAAACGATATATCTTTTTAGGTCAAGCAACGACAAAACACGGCTGGTTTTTACATCGTGTAGTGCTATGAGCGCATTCTTTCTTCGGTTCCAGTTCGCGGCTTTCTTGCGAAGAGTGCCCTCATTGTCTCCTTTGTATGACTTAGCCTCCCAGAACATCTCATACATAATGGAGACCTTGGAAACGTCCCATTTACTAAGGTCTCCATTGAATGACGAAGCATGACAGAACATATTATTCATATATTTGACGTTGGAAACGTCCCATTTACTAAGGTCTCCATTGAATGCCTCAGCTTCCCAGAACATACTATGCATATCGGTCACCTTGGAAACGTCCCAGTTACTGATGTCTCCATTGAATGACTCAGCACCCAAGAACATATTACTCATATTGGTCACCTTGGAAACGTCCCAGTTACTGATGTCTCCATTGAATGAATTAGCATTCCAGAACATATATACCATATTGGTCACATTGGAAACGTCCCAGTTACTAAGGTCTCCATTGAATGAATTAGCTTTAGAGAACATATTATTCATATATTTGACGTTGGAAACGTCCCATTTACTAAGGTCTCCATTGAATGACTTAGCATTCCAGAACATACTTGCCATATTGGTCACGTTGGAAACGTCCCAGTTACTAAGGTCTCCATTGAATGACGAAGCATTCCGGAACATACTTGCCATATTGGTCACGTTGGAAACGTCCCAGTTACTAAGGTCTCCATTGAATGCCTCAGCTTCCCAGAACATACTTGCCATATTGGTCACGTTGGAAACGTCCCAGTTACTAAGGTCTCCATTGAATGAGTAAGCATACCTGAACATATAACTCATATTGGTCACCTTGGAAACGTCCCAGTTACTAATATCTCCATTGAATGACGAATCACACAAGCACATATAACTCATATTGGTCACCTTGGAAACGTCCCAATTACTAATATCTCCATACTTTTCCTTTGCTTCCATTGGAGACCTACACCATTCCTTAACCGCCTCCTGAATATTCTCCTGGGTAATAGCAATCATTGTGTTCTCCTAACGATTTTCTTTGTTTGATACAATAAAGTATTCAGTGGATTCGTCATTCAATTTTATAGAAAACCCACATACGTGGTAGTTGTAAAAAATAAATATTACTAACGTGTATACAAAATGATATTTCATCCGGAAGTATGGGGACCTCATTATTGGTTTTTTTTACATACAGTAGCGGAGTCTTATCCCAAAACCCCAAATGATGTAACCAAGAAGAAGTATTATGATTTTATTCAGAATGTGCCACTATTTATACCTATTGAGGAAATGGGAAACAAGTTTAGTGAAATGTTGGATAAGTATCCAGTATCTCCGTATTTAGACAATCGCGACTCGTTTGTGAGATGGGTCCATTTTATCCACAACAAATTCAATGTATTATTAGGAAAAGAGGAAATATCATTACCACGGGCTCTTGAAAAATATCGTAATGAGTATTTACCAAAACCAGTGTATATAAGCAGTAAATTAAATTTGAATAAACATTATATCCATTTAGCACTAATATTGATATGTGTATTTTTGATTTATGTATACTATGAATAACCGATTGAAAATGTGTATAGATAATATAAGAATAGAAATGAGATTTGAGTTAGTAATATTATTAGTAGCCGGGTTTTGCATGGCAAACATTTACACAGATGGTAAGTATATGACTTTATTATTATCATGGAAAAAATATTATCAGATGGCAGGAATCGCTTTCGGTGCGTTGATGTTTTATATTTTAATAAAGAAAAATCCATTACGTGCACGCGAGATAGTATCTACATCTGGGGATTATATTAAATATTTACCCATTGATAAGAATGCGTCGAACATAATTTCCCCCATACTGGATTTCACTTCAAAACAGGGGTTTGTTTCGGGAAATGATAATCACCCAATCATGCCTTTATCGAATCCATCCCAAATATCGGAAGATAGAATCATGAATTCTGGTAAAAAATCAACAAAGCGTTCTGTTAGTGAAACGAAAAAGAAGTTCGTAGCATCCAGACAAAATTGGAAATGTGGCGATTGTCAAAACCAATTAACCGCTTGGTTTGAAGTAGATCATGTGGTAAGATTAGAATATGGCGGAAGTAACCATGTAGATAATTTAGTTGCTTTATGTCGTGAATGTCACGGAAAAAAGACAACCATGGAGAACTTGTAATAGGAATCCGAATATTATTTATTGTAAGTATAATGTATAATAAATAATAAATATGGAAAGTTTAAATGGAATAGCAAATCTAAATACTACAGATATGACCGGTGTATTGAAATACATATTAACGCTCGGTTTTCTAGTGTACTTTGTAGTAACATTAATGCGGTCAGCTGAAGACCCCAGTACATTAACCAGTAATTATATGAATTATTTATTTCCATTAGTGATAGGATTGCTAGTATTAATCCCTACGGTTTTTTTAGGAAAACAGACATTAAATAACACATATTATATTGGAGTAGTAATAGGGACAATAGTAGCACTATTTGGAACCGTGTTTTATTTTTACGCGAGTATAAATGATACAGCATTCACTTTGGCTAATTACGCATTGACAGGCATAATCTCATTGGGTATCCTAATCGGATTAGCAATCGTGTTTTATTTTTATAGCAGTTCTTTAAAAACACAGGAAGGGTGGGGGGGATTTTTCGTGCATTTGTTGTTTTATGTACCTTGTCTGATTTTGGATTTTTATAATTACATACGACGAGAGCTGGAACTAACGACCAATGTGGTATATTACTTGTTTATAACCGAAGTAGTTTTGATATTTCTCTATAATTACATACCTAAAATCGTATCAAAAATAAGCTTAAAAGAAGGTACTTCACTCCTCAAAGGTTCTGCATTTTTGGATATAGAAAAACCATTAATTTCTAGTTACGACTTAAAACTAAATCAGGAAAAGGACCAAGACAATGTAAATTCTCCAGTAGTATATCGTAAAAACTATAGCTTATCCATGTGGATAATGTTAAACCCACATAATGAAAACAAGTTCTCTTATGCGAATGAAACCACCCTATTTAATTACGGTAATGGTGTTCCAAAGATAACCTATGTGAAGAAGCAACCGCATAATACGAAGGAAACCTTAAAAGTGTATTTTACAAATAACGATAGCGATACTAATGCGAATAATTACACTCTAGAAATAGATACCCAAAAGTGGAATCAGTTCATATTTAATTATAATGCGAACTCAGTAGACTTATTCGTGAATGGTGCGTTAGCAACGACATTTAGGTTTGATAATAATAATCCTCCTGTATATACATCATCGGATATGGTCGTAATTGGTTCAACTGACGGGGTAGATGGAGCCATTAGTAACATACAATATTATGTAGGAAATTTATCGCGTTCTCAAGTGGCGAATTCATATAATTTATTGATGAAAAAGAATCCCCCGGTGAATAATTTATAAATGTAAAGTATAGAATGGATACAGTAACCATTGTTCTCATAGTAGCAATTTTAGTATTGTTATATGTATTATACGCATATTTCACTGACAGTTCAAAAGAATTAGTACAAACCGCGAGTTTATTAACTCCCGTGCCTGCTATTACTGATATTAAGGGTCCCAAAAACACCCGTTACGCACATTCGGTGTGGATATATGTAAATACATGGGATAATAATGTAGACAAAACAATAATCTCGCGTGCGAATAATTATAAATTATATTTAGATAAACACTCGCCCGTTTTAAAACTAGATGTAACAATGAATGATACTGACGGTAGCACCGACACAATGATGATCACCAACAATTTTCCTCTTCAAAAATGGGTAAACATTACAGTTAGTATGGATAACCAATTTGCCGATGCATATATTGATGGTAAGTTAGTACGTTCTCAACGTTTCTATAAGAAAATTGGTGACAATAGCGATGCCATCCCCATTGTACCTCCTGATAAAGAAGTACCTGTATATTTAGGAAATACGGATGGTAAATTTGATGCATATGCTACCCAATTTAAGCGTTGGACGGAACCAATGGACCCTGAAACCGCATGGGACCTTTACATGAAAGGCAATGGTTCAAGTAAGATGGCTTCCGCATTAAATGACATAGGTATTGACTTATCTATATTACAAAACCAAGAGGTTTATAAAAAGTTCTCATTGATGTAAATCTTAGAGGGTGTAAAAGTTTTATATATCTAGTATATACTATATATAAAACACAATGAATTTTCAACAACCTAATAATAATAATTCAAACGCAAATCCGTTATCTACCATTAATCAGAGCGTTCAAAGTGGTATTCAGGCGGTAGGTGATAGTTACGAACAAGCAAAAGGTAATCTAACAAACAAATTCGATGAATTTTCAACGGAAGCAGCGGTAGGGGTTGGAGCAACAACCGGTTTCTTATATTCGAATACTATTATCGCCAAATTCGCCTTTATCATCTTGGTCTTGATTGTATTTCTATTTTTGATGAATTTGGGAATCAGTTTGATACATTATTTTACAAAACCGAGTGGTTCTCCCTATCTCATTGATGGTATGATTGATGGTACAAATAGTATGATAATTCCTCAAGACCCTAAGAATACGGATAGTAAGCCAATCTATAGGTCAAACAATGAATCCGAGGGATTAGAATTCACATGGTCTTCTTGGATATATATCAACGACCTGAATAAAAGTAATGATAAATACCAACATATATTCAGTAAAGGTGACGGTCAATTTGATTCTGTTACGAACATTGCGAGTGTAAATAATGCGCCTGGTATGTACGTTTCTCCTATGACGAATAAATTACATATTATTATGGATGCTGTCAAAGCCCACGATATGGAGTCAAGTGCTAACCCTAATGTTATTGATATAGATAATATACCCTTAAAGAAGTGGGTCCATGTTGCGATTCGTGCGATGAATACGAAAGTCGATGTCTATGTAAATGGTATCATCGCTAGCCGTCTTGAAATGCTTGATACTCCAAAACAGAATTATGGTGATGTTTTCGTGTGTCAAAACGGTGGATTCATTGGAAAATTATCGGCATTAAGATATTATAATCGCGCATTAAATATTTTTGAAATCAACAAAATTGTATCAAGTGGTCCAAATTTAACAGTTGCGAATGGCATGGGAGCACAAGGAGGATTTAAATATTTATCTAATTACTGGTATTCCTCCAAATATTAGACCGAAATAGCGAACAATCTCGTAGTATAGTATAAGTGATAATATACTATACTATGGCAACAACCAACGTATCTTTAGCTGATATTTGTCAACAAAGGAAAAAACGGCAATTCATGTTTGCGGTTCCTCCGCCAAGAAATACAATTTTAGATAAATCTCCCTATTTGAGCGGATATACTTCAGAACAATTAAATATGAGACGAAAAGCCGAAATATTGAAATATGCAGGTAACAAACAATCCACAAAACAAAACGCGTTTACTAAAAAGGAGTTATATAAAAATGCAATGATGGGGTCTAACCGTCGAAGTAGTAGAGTATTAGATTGTCCTACTCCAGGTATAATATATACTCCTAGTGGTGCGTCAGGGGTTCCTGGACCGTCAATTGATTTATATCTAGATGACACAGTTCCATTATATAATTATGAAACTGGTACCGAACCAAACGGTATAACCCAGTCAGTAACTACTGAAAAATGGAATATAAACTCCGTGGATGCGAATACACTTATCAATGATGAGGAGGAAAAAATAGTATCATCAATGAATATAACTGATGTCATCGATTTGCCTTTCTATACATATAGGATGAGTATTCCAGTGGGGTTTACTATAACTGGTAAAAAAACGAATACTACAGATACTCTATATGAATATAATGATATATCAATCAAAATAGATGATGTAACTCCGTTTGAGTTTGTAGTAAAATACAATGACAACTCCGTTCAAAATGTCTCCCCGGTAATAGGATATAGTTCTGATGTATCTAATTTGTCTTCGTTTTCGTTTGATATTTCCAAGAATATTGATAGTTTTCAAGCAACCATATATGCTGGTGTATTGAATATTTCCAATATAAATTTATACACCGAACCTGGGTATGTATACGACTTTTCTATTAAGCCAAATTTGAGTATTGTTGTAGGGAATGTGGATGTAACCAGCACATTCAATGTAGAATACGACGTTAGTTATGGAGTCGTTATGAATATATCTGAAAACAACGTAAGTGATGCGTCCGGTTGTGTATTAACGACTGAACCTAGCACCCGAATATACTCTCCGATTACACTAACCGAGGTGTAATCTAGATTACATATGTCATCTACTACGTCATATGTAATATTTACCAAGTGCTACGTTCTGGATTGCTCTTGATGCTTTTAAGTGGATGTTGTTGATTATTTTGTTTTGGTTGCTTATTAGGGGTCAATGTAGGATTCAAACACATCTCGGCGTTTGGAAATATCTTTCCTGACATGCATTTAGATGCGTCATTTACTTCTACGCAACCACGTCGCCCATTGTGTTCTCCAACCAAACACCAGCTAGATTTTAGGGATGCTCCGTTGTTTTGGATAGGGCTTTCGGAGCTATCAGATTTAGGCTCTTTCATCACGACATCTAGGTCTTTTTTAGTTTGTATATTCACGGACTCTTTACTCGCGTCTTTTAGTAGATTTCCTACAGATTGGACGGTACCTTCCGCAATATCAACCCCCGCACGGGCAACATCCGAGGTAATATCTGCCGTAGTATTTAATAATGTACCCGCGGTGTATCCAAAAATAGCTAGTATTTGATAGATAAGAGGTTTGAAAATATTAATAACTACTTGAACGACATTGCCTACGATTATAAACAGATTTATCCCTAAAAGAGACAATATTAATAAGGTAGAAAGAATGAATATCATATAATTTTTAGAACTGTCATAGGAAGAAATAAATTTAGTAGATCCTGAGATTGAATCCATTTTTATAATATAATATACAAAAATATTTTATTTAGTGAGTTCGTTTGCTTTCTTCTTATATAATGTATTTTTAATGTAAATGGGATTCTTTAATATGCTTGAAACGTTTTTCTTTGTGAGTTTGGCTATAACCTTTGTGTTGATATTATTTTTGGTGTATCACTTCAGACAGAAATTCACCGCATTAGAAACTAAATGCGACACCATGTTTGAAATTATAAATAATATTGTAACCGAAATGAATAACCGGAATGCTCTAGTAACTCAGCATGAAATGCCCGAGAATGTCATATATACACCTGGACCGCAACGTCAAGACGCATATTTTACTGCTAATGAGCTACCAAAGTTAGTAGTGTCTGAAAGTGAAGATGAGAGCGAGGATGAGAGTGAGGATGAAAGTGAGGATGAAAGTGAGGATGAGAGTGAGGATGAAAGTGAGGATGAAAGTGAGGATGAGAGTGGTGTTATTTTACCCGAAGAGTTAACCACGGATACTCCAATCAAGGTAATAAGTGTAGGGATGGAAAGTATTGATGGAAGCATTAGTCCTCAGGAAGAACAGCTGAGTGTTGTATCTGACGAACAAGACCCTGACATTCATGACGGGTTAGACCCTGATACTACAGACAACTTGATTGTAGACAAATTAGAAGAGACAACTTTAGAGAATAAGACCGACGAACAAACAATTCCTATGGATGTTTATAAAAAAATGAATATAACCGCATTAAAGGCATTAGTCACGGAGAAAGGGTATACAAATGATGCTAATAAAATGAAAAAGAACGAAATCTTGAAATTACTTGAATCTTCAGCCTATATGTAAAGTAAAAATCACGATATTATAATTTCTAACTGTTTAGTATATTATAATGTTTTCACGTTCATCAAGTATGTTTCAAAGCGTAGATTGTGCATACCCTATTATTAAAGAAACGGTTCCCGAATCATCAAGAGGATACCATACAAATAACAAATATCCGGAATTCCCCCCTCTAATGAGTGACGGACGTTCGGTTACTGCTACATGGCAACCCGAGTCATCTATAAATGCGGATTTAGTAGAAAATTCGGGTATTAAGTCAAATTGGGAATATCGTAAGTATTTAACCGAAAACGCAACAAAAATTATGGAGTATAACTTCCGCGAATCATCCAATGATACTGGATATTATAAACGCCCGATTGATATTCCAAGCATTCAAACCAATGAGGTAAAAGGTTTCCATAATCAACCCTATGTATATTCATCTAGTTCAGACCAGGCGAAACCATTTGGTTACGCGTCTAGTGATTTAAAAGATTTGTATTTATCTAGAGAACAATTAGCTTCCCGTAAAATGGCACCGGTTGTATCTCAGCCAGTACACAAACCACAATAGATAGATTACCGCACTTACTTGTATTGGTAATATACTTACGTCTCCCAAATAGTATAAATATGTTATTCTTATACTATTACATAATAACATGAAAGTGATTAGTTTTGATGTTGGAATAAAGAACATGGCATATTGTATTTTGGAACATAATGAGAATGGCGTTTTCATTGATAATTGGGGAATTCTGAATCTAATGGACGATGTTCCGGTATCTCCTACTTGCGAATGTATGAATATTCCCAAAAGTAAAAAGGCAATTCCCAAGGAATGTGGAAAAAAAGCAAAATACCGTAAGAATGACAAATATTATTGTGAAAAACATGCTAAGAATTGTTCTCAATATATGATTCCAACAAAGGAAATGACTATACCTTCTTTAAAAAAATTAAAATTAAACGACCTTATTCAGCAGGGTAATAAGAACCTTGTTTTTTTAAATGTAGAGAACATTGACAAATGTAAGAAAGCGGAGTTATTGGATATACTTATAGAGTATTATACCAAGAATTGCTTTGAAATCATTACTGTCAAGAAGAAAAAGACAGCCGGAGAAACAGATTTAATCAGTATTGGAAAGGAAATGAAAGTTCAATTAAACAATATTGAGAACATCGACACTATAGATCATGTAGTGATTGAGAATCAGATATCTCCCATAGCAACAAGAATGAAGACCGTCCAAGGAATGTTAGCTCAGTATTTTATAATGTTGAACGACCAAACAAACATAGAATTCGTATCATCATCACATAAACTAAAACAATTTTCCGAAATAAAAATAGATAATAGAGAACATTGTAACGAAAATACACAAAATACACAAAATACGGGTCAAATAAATGCGAATTATAAGAAACATAAGAAAGACGGAGTATACTATTGTTCTCTTATGATTGACGCGAACGACAATTTAAATAGATGGAAGGATTCATTAAATACAAAGAAAAAGGACGACCTTGCTGATTCATTTTTACAAGGTATTTGGTATCTCAAACACAAAAATATAATAATGTATGCGGAGGATTTAAAAATAAATAGTGTATAAATATCATAATAGAATGGAAGTTGTAGATCTAGGTGCTCTCAGTGAAATTGATGATTTGCCAAGTAACGAGGTTTCTAGGACCGGCTCAACTATGGGGTCTGGGATTGAACTATTAATGAACGAAAAAAAGGTATCGTCAAATGTAGATTTAAATTTAGGAGAACTAGATAATTTAGAAAATGAACTGAATGAGATTTCAGGACGTAATACGCCTCAACCTGAAAATAATAGCGGCGCAAAGTCACTATCGGGTATGGCATCGAACTTATTTGGTTTCGGAAACAGTACACCTGAACCAACTCGCGCACCCTACGAAGACAATACAGATTCGAATTTAGGTCAAGCTACACGCGATAGTCTGGGAACTGCTAAAACGTGGGATGGATTCTCCAAAATGACGGAAATGCCTTTAAATGATGAAGTCAAAGTGAATACAACCATGAATGAACGCGAACAACGCCGAAAGAAGCGGGCTATGCTTAAGAAGCTAGACGAATGGTATGAGAAAGGGCTTATCAAACACAATTCTCATTTTACTTTAGATTCGGAGTATGACGAAATCGAAGACGAATATGAAACCGCATTGGAAGACAAGCGAAAAAAAGACAGTGTAAAGTTACAGGGGTGGTGGTTTATGACATTCATTAATTCCTTAGAATATGCGAATACCGCATTTAATCCATTTGATTTGAATTTGGATGGATGGGGAGAACAAATTAACGAAGACATTGATAGTTATGAGGAAATATTCAGTGAACTCCATGATAAGTATAAGGGTGGTAAACTCGCACCTGAGATCTCTCTCCTTCTACGTATCGGTTTTAGTGGAGCAGTTTTGAACTTTTCAAACAAAGCTTTATCAAGTGCTACACCAGCGTTTAATGATGTTATAAAACAAAGTCCCGAGTTGATGAAGATGTTTACAAATGCTACGGTAAGTAGTATGAGCCAACAATCGCCTGGATTCGCGATGGCAAACAATTTTATGCAGGAAGCGGACAATAAGCCACGTGGACCTCCGCCACCCGCTCCAGTCGAAACGCAAAATCTCCCTCCTCAGGCACGTCCGGGAATGAATTATGCGAACGAAGCCCCTTCAAACAGACCTGATATTAATGCTAGTCGCGGGGCTATGTTTAGAGAACAAGGTGTAGATATGAATTCACAGCAAAATATAAACGAGCCGCCAAAAAGTATGAGACCACCGGTCCAGCGTCAGGAAATGAAGGGTCCTCAGTCAAGTGATATCGATAACATTCTATCGGGACTGAAGACACGGAATGTAAACATCCATGAGAAACCACAACAACCCGCACAAGGTGTATCCAATGACGAAGATTCCGTGATTTCAATTTCATCGTTGAATGGCATGAAAAATACAAACATGCCTAAGCGAGCGCGCAAGAAGAATTCTTCAAATAAGAACACCATCTCCTTGGATATTTAGTTATTCTATTTGTTATTACATAAATTAACATTTTTATGTAATATACTATGTTATGCTGCTCTATACATCTTCAACATTTTTTCTTTTTGAGTGGAATAATCTACAATTGGTTTTGGATATTTGACATCTTTATATTTTGAATCATTATAGGTCTCATTCCATTTATGAATATCTGCTGGAATAACCGTTTTTAACTCCGGAACCCATTTTTTAATGTATTCAGCATCAATGTCGTATTTATAACTCTGTATCCAGGGGTTCATATCGCGGAAATAGGGTTTCATATCAACCCCAGTTCCACTAATACCTTGCCAATTACCATTATTAGAAGCAATGTCATAATCGGTTAGTTTTTGTGCGAAATACTGTTCTCCAATACGCCAATCAAGTAACAATATTTTAATTAAAAAACTCGCGGTTGTCATCCGTCCTCTATTATGCATATATCCAGTTGCGTTCATTTCGCGCATACACGCATCTACTATTGGGTATCCAGTCATACCGTTTTTCCATTTTTCAATATTGACCTTGCTCTGACTCCAGTTTAAAGAACGGTATTTCGGTTGGTATGACTGACCTACTACTTCCGGATAACAATATAACACATGTGCGAAAAATTCTCTCCATATAAGTTCTCTAATTAATCCATGATGTAATCCAAATTTTTTCTTAAATGCATGATATACTTCGCGGATAGATACACAACCAAACTTAATATACGCAGATAAATGGGTCGTTTTATAGGTAAAGAAATCTCGCGATGAGTCATACTTATCTTGGACCTGTAACGCATTTGATAACTTTTCTTGTGCGTTTTTTCTGCCACCATGAACCAATATACCAACATTCGGTTTAACAAATTGTTTCTTAGCATCTTTCAAACTGATTGTATGTTTCATGGATGTATTTGTTACTGAAAATGGCAAGGAACGAACATTGGTAGGTTTTGGAACACGATTGTTTAAAACCGCATTATAAAAAGGTGTATACTTCTTATATGCGTTCTTCGAACTTTCCACTAAGACTGTTCCTGGCTCATATAAATAATAGTCTGGATATGTATGGTATTCTATGTGTAATTTGTCACATAGTTCTTTTGCTTCATTGTCGCGACGCACCGCATAGGGACTATAGTCATCGTTAAAAAATAGGTGTGTTATATGTAGTTCTTCAATCAGATGCTTCAATACTACTGGCTGCTTACCATAAAAACACATGAGTTCACCTTTATGCGACTGGAGATTGTCATGTAAATCTTCTAGACTTTCAATCATAAACTGAACTGAGTTGTTTGATTTATATTTATTGGTATTGTTAACTTGTTCTGGAGTAAAAATAAAGCATGTATATAGTTTATTACACATATACCCTGCGTTATTTAGTCCTACATTGTCGGAAATACGAAAGTCGCGATGGAATAGAAATAGTCCACATGTATCAGTCGGCATAGTTAAATAATATAGATATATTTGTGCGACATCTTTATTATTTATTTTCGTGAATAATATAAAAATACCTCTTTAGTTTATTACAAATGGATTGGATTACAAACACATATCATCTTTTAAATGCAATATTCATGACAAATGTAGAAAATTTGATAGAATCTACTAATTTTATGATAAACGAGATACGTAACATTGACTACATGACAATAGCAACGAAATCCTTTTTGGTATATGTAGACGTGAAAACACGAATGGTTAAAACCGGTAACTATTTATATAACAATTTCGATTTTATAAAACAACTAGTTGATTCAACGTCATACAATATTAAATATGGAACCGCTATGTATAATGAATACCGGATTGAACCAATTGACAATAACTGGGTATGTGTATCAATCCTGTTAAAGAACGACAATGAGTTGTTTTCCGGCGACAAAAATATATATTTAGAAAATTATCAACACATCAATCCATACAACACATCGGAAGTAAGTAAAAACGACTATTATAACAATTGCGTTTCTTATTTTGGAGGTATGGCAACTTCCATCGCAAATTGCGACGATAATGTAATAGAAACCATGATTACAATGAAATTAGATGATAGCACGTTTAATAATTCATTTAATAAACATACAGACCCCCAACTCTATTCAACCATACGTTCTAAAGTATCCTTTTTAACAGTTGAATACACTCACCCACAAATGAAGTCCCGAATAGTAATAGACTTAGACACGAATCTATACTTTGCGAATAACATTATCCTCTCTTCGCTTTTTATTAAGAGATACTTGGAATATCAAGTAGAGAAGTATGTATTCGATGAACATTACGCGATTAATTTGATGGACAATAATATAAATATGATTACATTAACTCAATCTGATTCGATTTTATTGGGAGAAAACTCATATACTGTGGTAAAAAATGAATAAATATACCAAATATATATAAAGATTTTTCTCTTACTATATTACGGGCGTAAGCTATGGATACAATGAGTATTCAAACCCACCAACATACGTTGAATGATAAATGGAAATTATATTACCATTTACCACAAGACAAGAATTGGGATGTTTCAAGTTATTCCGTAATCATGGGGAATATTGACAACGCGGAGAAAGTTATATCTCTGAATGATATCATTCATGATAATGTAATAAAAAATTGTATGTTGTTTGTAATGCGGGAAGGAATTACGCCCATGTGGGAAGACCCACGAAACCGAAATGGTGGATGTTTTTCGTATAAAATCTCAAATCGTTATGTTCCTGAAGTATGGAAAAAACTATTTTATATGATAACCGGAGAGACCATATGTAAAGATACGTCATGTAGCAAACATGTAAATGGTATCACTGTTTCGCCAAAAAAGAATTTTTGTATAGTAAAAATATGGTTAGATATATCTTCATTGCAGGACCCGAGTATTATTACGAGTATACCGAACCTTCAACAACAAGGATGTTTATTTAAAAAACATGAACCTGAATTTTAGATGTAAAATTGATACTATAACTGTATTATTGTTTGTAAATAAATAAACAATAATTGTATGAAGACCCTTCATCGATATGTTTCAGCATTAGGGGATGATATAGAGTATATCGTAGGACAGAATGCAAGTGATAATTTCACAATCATAGACAACTCGAATGATAAAGACATTTGGTTTCACATTCACAATGAGCCATCCGGACATGTTATCGCAAACATGCCCGGGGAAATAAATCTTACAAAAAAACAATTACGCCAAATAATAACACAGGGCGCCCTTGTATGTAAGGAGCATTCCAAATATAAATCACAGCGGAATTTGGAAATAATTTATACGTACGTTAAAAATGTAGAAAAAACGGATACAGTCGGTAAAGTATCAATTACGAATTCTAAAATAATCTCTGTATAATTTGTTTTGTAACTCCAATATATAGAATGTCCGCACAAGAAAATGACAATCTGATTGACAAAAAAGAAGAAATTACAAGTATATCTCATCATACCATGCTAGACTTATTACGTGTAACACTGTTAGTATACAATTATGGTGAGAATTTTCAAATAGAACGAGAAGAAGAAAACATTGAAACGTTTGTATCTGAACTGCAGGACGACGGAGGGATAGACAAGATAGAAATGGATTCCGTAAAGAAGAACGTGTTAGTTGAGATCGCGAAGAATGTCCCAACTGGAAAACTATACAGATTCATAAATGACCCCGATACAGACGTTCAAGTAGGGGTTGCTATAAGTGAAGGAAAAAAACGAATTACGGTGGTGTTTCGTGGTAGCGAATCCTTATCAGATTGGTATTATGATTTAATGGTATTCAAGCATAAGTTAAAGGACGATGTTTACGTTCATAGTGGGTTCTACCAGCAACTTACGTCGAATCATGTGTATGCTGAGCTTGTAAAAAGTGTTAAGGTAATTTTAGAAGAACATCCGGATTACGATATTTATGTTACCGGGCATAGTTTAGGTGGGGCATTATCTACCTTGTTTGGATACATGTTAGCAAATGAAATAGAAAACAATGTCAAGGTTGCCTCTTTTGCTAGTCCAAGAGTCGGTAATTATGCTTGGAAAAAAGCCTTTGAAGAGACTCCGAATCTCACACATTATCGTATAACAAATAAACGCGATATAGTTACTGCGTTTCCGTTTTACAAATACTACCATGTCGGTATAAATATACAGCTATCCGATGAAAAATACAAAATCTACAATGACAGTAGCGAAAAACATTGGTATTCGGAGACATTTTTTACTTGCTGGAGTGCGTCCGAACATAACTGCGAATTATACTATAAACGACTGAATGATAATACATGGTAAACAGGTATAAATAATATTTATTATATTCTTTATACAATGGTGAAATACTTAGTGGGTATTTTGTGCTCGAGCAATGTTCGTTTATTACGCGAAACTGTGAATAGTGTAACCAATCAAATCAATTTTGACGATTACCATATTTTTATTGTCGTGAATACTTTGGACGAAGTTTTTTATCAAGATGTTATACGTGAATTTGGGTACAATAAACATGAAAAACTCAAAAAGATAATTAGAACAGAATCAAATGGTTCTCCTGGAAAAGGACACAATTCAGTATTGGAAATCTTTTATAATAACTACAATTACGAAAACCTAATCAAAGTAGACGGTGACGATTTCCTGTTTCCATATGCGATTGAAAGAATCAACAATATACAAACGGAAGAAAAAAGCGATGTAATAACATTAGTAGGGAACTGTAGCGTAAGTAATACTATATTTAAATACAACAAACAACGCAAAGTCGATCCAGATACCGATATGTACTGTCGAGATTACAATATACAGTTGGGATTTCATATTCAAGAAGTAAACAATATACGACAAATAGATGATGGTTTTGATACATTGACAATAACACCATTACGTTTACTATGTGTCAATCGTAAAATATTATCAAAATACATGAAATTATATAACGATGAGATGTATAAAGGGGTAGATATAGAGTATTGTGTTATTTTTTATAAAGAACTGCGTAATCCTGATTATAAGATAACTCATTTAAGTGACCCCTATATTTATTTATACAATGGTATTAATGATGATAGCGTAACCAAACATCATGATAATAATATAGGTATTTTTAATCATGATAAAAATATTAGAGATAACCTTTTGAAAAAATATGATTTGACTGACTATAAAATTAGTAATATCAACATTACGGTATACCAAGATAAGTTAAAGGAGAATGCGAATCCTGGAATAATCGATAATTTTTACGATAAAACGTTATTCTCACTTATACTAATAGATAATCAATATATCAGCCACTAATAATATAAATATAGGCGATTATATTCTTTATATTATGGTGAAGTATTTGGTAGGTATTTTATGTTCGAGTAATGTCAGATTATTAAAAGATACTTTTTTAAGTGTTCTCAATCAACTTGAATATGATGACTATGAAATAATGATTATTGTAAATACATTGAATGAAGAGTTTTATCAAGATGTTATGTACGAATTTGGTAAGAATAATTATACAAAATTAAGAAAAATTATAAGAACTGAATCAAATGGTTCTCCAGGTAAAGGACACAATTCGGTATTAAAAACATTTTACAGGGATTGTCGTTATGATAATTTAATTATGTTAGATGGTGACGATTTCCTGTTTCCAAATGCTATACAAAGAATAAATAATGTTCGTATAGCTGAAAATAGTGATGTTATTTGTTTGTATGGAAACACCAAAATAAAAATAAATAATGCTAACTATCATAAAGTAAAGAATCAACCACCTAAGTCAGACAATACATATAAATTAAATCTTGATTATAATGTAGAAGAATGTATGAATATAAATAGTTTGAATGAAGAATTTAACACGACACTTGCAACCCCTGGAAGATTATTATGCGTTAATCGTAAGATATTGTCAAAATATATTCAGTTATATGACGAACGAATGTATATTTACGACGATTTTATGACGACAGTTCTACTTTATAAAGAGGACAAGAATCCAGCATTTACTATTACACATCTTTCAGACCCATATATATATCTATATAATGCGGTAAATGAAGAGAGTGTATCATACAAGTATACAAGTTCATTTGAAAATGATTACAACAAAAATGATAACAAATACAAGCTTGATTTAATACAAACTCTTGTGGGTAAGTATAACATTACCGATACGATTATAAAGCCTTACTCTACTATTGTGAAAGAAACTGTAAATATTCAAGATATGCATACGTTTCACAAACAAACCATTTTAAAACTACATACAACACTCCCTATGATTTTACCCCCCAAAAAGATTCTATTTATTGATTATTCCGAATGGGATTATGATACCATAAATAAACGTGCGTTGGGAGGAACTGAAGCTGCCGTGTATAATCTATCAAATGTATTATCTAAAAAATATAATGTTAGTGTTATGACACGAACCGAGACAAAAACAATTATTCACGCAAAGTTACAATATTATCCATTAAATATTGATTCTATCAAAACAATTTTTCCTGATATTATTATTTTTCAAGGACAATGTCCTGTAAGTAAGGAAATATTAACAAATATAAACCCAAATATTCAACTATGGAATTTAATGGAACATGACATAAATGTAGCTTTTATAACAAATGAGGTGGTTCAATATCCATTCGATAAATACATTTTTGTAAGTAATTGGCAAAAGAATCGATTTATACAACAATATAGACTCGACCACAATAAGTGTATTACAATGCCAAATGGTATATCTCCATTGATAAAACTAGACGAATTAAAGTTCATAGAAAAAGAAAAGACGATGATATATTATAGTACCCCCTTTCGTGGATTACTTGTAGCATATTACCTATTCCAACAAGTAAAAAAACATATTCCCGGTATTAAATTAAAAGTTTTTTCATGTTTTTCAAGAGAAATTGAGAAAAATAAAACAGAATACATGCCAATTATAGATATTCATGAAGTAAACCACACCGAAATGGATAGGTACTATCACCAAATATACCAATTGTTAATAGATGACCCAAATATCGACTTTTATGGTTCTGTCCCTCAATCCATTTTGTTTAATCATATTAGAACATCGATGGTCTTATTTTATCCAAATACCTATGCCGAAACATGTTGTACTTCCATATTGGAAGCCATGGCGTACAGATGTAACGTCATTTCATCTGAATTGGGGGCTATACCCGAAACATCTAACGGTTTTGCCAATTTATATAATCCTCATATTGACGTTTTACATGAAGAAGTAGTTGCGGATGACTTTATCAAAAAACCCGTCCAAATAGACAAAATACCGGAAAGTTATAGTCGTCAATTTGTAACAAAGACAATAAATGTAATTAACAATTATTATAGTGAATACAATCAAACACTATTAACAAACCAACAATCTTATATAGAGAACTGTACGTGGGAAAAACGTGCGGAAATTATCGAAAAACACATACCATCCGTGTAAATAACTATGTATCATTCATCACATACTTAGTTATTAGCATTTTTTGAAATAATCAATCGTTTTTGTTATACCATCTATCAGATTATATTCTGGATTCCAATCTAGAAGTAACTGTGCTTTTTGAATATCCGGTTTACGATTGGTTGGGTCATCCGACGGTAATGGATGAAATACAAGTTGTGAATCAGATTTTGTTAATTTAATAATAACATCTGCCAATTCTTTGACTGTTAGTTCGTACGGATTTCCAATGTTTACAGGATATACATAACCTGAATTCATTAGCTTGATTAAGCCGTTCATCTGGTCCTCAATATAACAAAAACTACGAGTTTGACTGCCGTCACCATATAAGGTAATATTTTCATTATTTAATGCTTGATTTATAAAATTGGATACAACTCTACCGTCATCTTTATCCATTTTTGGACCGTAAGTATTAAAAATGCGGACAATACGAATATCAACATTGTATTGTTTGTGATAATCCATCATGAGGGTTTCCGCTACTCGTTTCCCTTCGTCATAACAGCTACGAATACCGACTGTATTCACATTTCCACGATAATCTTCATGTTGGGGAGTTATTTCGGGTTCGCCATAGACTTCTGATGTAGATGACTGTAATAAAGTAGCATTATGGTATTTTGCTAAATCCAATAAATGTAATATGCCTTGAAAATTCACCTTCAATGTATAAATAGGGTCTATTTGGTACTTTGGGGGAGACGCAGGACACGCGAAATTGTAAATCTGGTCTATTTTATGGTCGGTTATATGTAATGGCTCAATTATATCATGATTTATAAATCTAAAGTGTGGGTTTTCAAATAAATGCGAGATATTATGCAAATTACCAGTATAAAGGTTATCTATACATAGTACGAAATTGCCGCCACGTAACAGTCGTTCACACATATTGGAACCTATAAATCCGGCTCCTCCCGTTACTAGAATCGTTTTCATATAGAGTATGTAATGGTTATTTTTCGATGGTTATTCCGCAAGTTTGAATGATATATGTAATGTAGAATATATCATTCAATGAATACAATTTATAGTGGAGGTAAGTTTGCCAAACACAACTTAATACTTCCTAGTGAGGCTACATCATATTTAATAATAAGGGGTAGGTCATTACCAAGATACATTTCAAGATGACTACATAGTGGAGTACATTTAATAAAATGAGACAAACTCTTTAGCGAAAATTCGCCTTGGTAAATAACTGAATCATCCGACTTCTGAATGAAATTCATATTGTCCTTTGACTCAGACCTAAAAATACGGGAACTCGCAAAACTACCTTCACATGAAAACACTAAATCGCTGCCAACGGATTTGATTTCAATACGGTCAGAAATGCTATTTAAATCACGGATAATTTTTTGGAAATCCGAAGTGGGTAGATTGATAACGGTAGAATATTCAACATTGGGAATAAAGAGCTCATCTGTATCAGGTTCAATTAACCGCAACTTTTGACTGTAGCATTGTTTAATATCACCATTATCATATTGAAGTCCCAAATGAGAAACAATACCATCGTGGTAATCTGCTTTGTCAATATACATTGACAAAGTGTCGTCATTTGACATAGTGGATATCACTTTGAATAAGTGTAGCGTGTTCGCACATACAATAATCTTATCTGGTTGACAATCATATTTTTCAAATTTGCTTGCGTCTAATAGCACATTCACCAATATGGTATGTGTTTTGTCAAAATTAATAATTTTCATACCGTCTTTAGTAAACGTAATGGTTGCGTCTGTTAATATATCTTTAATCGCGGTAATCATGTTTCGTATAGGCTGAATCTGAACGGTTTTAATCGTTAATACATTATTTTCTTCATTCATAATTCCTAGGGTATACTAGGTATAGTGCGTTTGTTTTTATATTTTATTTAGATTATATCTATTTTTTGAACGTGTTCTTTCTAGAATATTTTTTACATTTGTTTTTCTTTCTACATGTTTTAGACGCAAGTTTAAGTGCCTTACTATCCGGTTTACAACCAGAATACAATAGATGAAAATCTACTGTGCTAGCATTTCCACCTGTAATGGAACTTGCTAATCTTGCAATGCCCCAAGAATCCGGGGTCTGGTTCGGTCGAGAACCACCCGAATAATATGCTGCACGTCCTTTATCCACAATTGCCGTCAATGTTTTTTTAGAACAGCCGGTTTTCATTGCGAGTTTTCGGGAAGGCTTGATTGTGGTGATGTTATACATTTTTTTTGCGGTCTTTACATGTTTCGAGGGTGTGGACTTGAAAGACGAGAGTTTGGGGCGCGTAAAGTATTTATTCTTCCGATAGAGTTTGCGTGACTTTACTATGTTTTTCCGTTGTATTTTCTTATCTCTATTTGACAAATTTTGAGGTATATAGCGTTCGGGTATATTCATTTTATGTGTAATAGATTTAGAAAAAAAGCTATATACTATATATATATAATGGCTACTCCTATTGCTCTAAATAGTGATAACTACGCGCAACTAAACGAATCTGTGATTAACATCCTTAAAGGCGGAAAGCGCCCCCTTATCTCCATTTTTACAAATGCCGAAGGAACGGTCTATGCCGTTGATTCCCATGGAGATATTAAGGAACGTGAGGTGTTAAGTGCTAGTTACACTGCGTCTTACCAAGACAAAGATGGAAACATGACGAACCCTTTTGTTGTCATTAAGTTTAAGGACGGCGAGGGTATGGTAAATGCCAAATTCATTGATTATTTCACATCGGTCGACTACGTAGAAGATCACTGGTATCTATTAACACAAGGTGATATTAAACGTAAAACTTTCTAAGTACTATTATTAATACTGTATCTGTTGTAATTACATTATTAATTTCTATGACGATTCATGCAGTCTATTTAGGTTATTATATAGTTTTATTGTATAATATGCCAAAGCATTACTATTCTTTTGATGAATATTCTGTAGACGATTCCGATGACGACCGTTACTCGTATGTATCCGAAAAAAGTGAAAAAACATATGCGTCTCCATGTAGATGTAACAAATGTCATAAAATTAAAAAATGTGACCCCCCGAAAGACTGTTATAAGTGCGGAAAGAATAATAAACACAAGAAACGTTCAAAAAGCCCAGGTAAATGTCGGTCTAAAAAATGTTGTACCGATGAAGAAAAATGTATTATTATCAAAATCAGACCATGTAAGTAATATCTCGGAAACTAACTAAAACTAGGTAGTATTGTATTTTGTAACAATCATGTGTAATTACAAAGCATATATGCTAAGCATAAAATATTTAGAACAAACTATACTATAATCATAATCTATATATAAAATATTATATATGACTGGTTGTGACGATTCGTATTGTACGTGTGACGAACACTCTCACAAGGAGTGTAATTATTGCTATTCAAAAAAGAAGCGCAATAATAGTTGTAAGAAGGTTGTAAAGGTTGGTAAATATGGTAGAGATGGTAAGGACGGTAAGGACGGTGAAGATGGTAAAGATGGTAAACCGGGGAGAGATGGATGTGACGGTGAAGACGGACAAGATGGCATTGATGGACGTGATGGCATTGATGGACGTGATGGAAAGGATGGAAAAGATGGAGAAGATGGACGCGACGGACGTGATGGAAAAGACGGGTGTGATGGTGAAGACGGACAAGACGGACATGATGGACGCGATGGAAAAGATGGAAAAGATGGTATTGATGGCAAAAACGGGTGCAATGGTCGCGATGGATGTGACGGAGATACTGGTCCAATTGGTCCTCGGGGACCAGAAGGGGAAGAAGGACCAGTTGGACCAACTGGGGCAAGAGGACGCGACGGGTATGATGGACGCGACGGTTGTGACGGACATGACGGTGATACTGGTCGTACTGGCGAAAAAGGAGACGACGGACCTACTGGCGAGAAAGGCGATACCGGACCTACCGGTCATTGCGGAGAACCTGGATGTCCCGGCGAGAAAGGTGATACCGGACCTACTGGCGAGAAAGGAGATGACGGTCATACTGGCGAGAAAGGCGATACCGGACCTACCGGTCATTGTGGCGAACCGGGGTGCGATGGACCCACAGGCGAGAAAGGTGATACTGGTCCTACCGGAGAGAAAGGTGATACTGGACCGACCGGACAAAAAGGGGATGACGGCGAGAAAGGCGATACTGGGGAAGTTGGACCTACGGGTCCAAAAGGAGATGACGGCGAGAAAGGCGATACTGGGGAAGTTGGACCTACGGGTCCAAAGGGAGACGATGGCGAGAAAGGAGATACTGGCACTGCCGGTCCTACTGGTCCAAGTTTTGCTTCTAGTTTCGCGGATTTTTACGGACAGATGAGCCAAAGTGGAGTGAATGACAATCCAGATGATATTGGTCCAGGGGAGTCCGTTAATTTTCCTAGTCCATCTGTGAATCCATTTGGCATAATACAACGCAAAGAAGGCACCAGTCCAAATGAATTCACATTGCCACCGGATTGTATTTTTGAGATTACGTTTCAAGTGACAACTAGTAATGCTGGTGAATTAATAGTCGTGTTGAATGGTAATGAACTCGTACAAACGGTTGTGGGTAAATCTGGCGGTGGAAGTCTAGTTGGGATGTCAATTATTACTACCCCAAGCGGTTCAGAATCCATATTAAGTATAAATAACCCAGTTGGTTCCCCGCCTGGCGGACTTAAAATAGATGAATCGTCGGGTTCATTAATACAACCATTAACATGTCATTTAATAATAAAGAAAATAGGATTTTAGACTCCATATATTATATTTTACTTACCCTACGAAAATATAATATTTCATTTTACACCATTACTAATTTACATAACGATTTTAAACTGCCCGTCCACTTTTACAAGTTTTCCAATACGTTTGGGTTCCATATTCGGATTGATTAGAGCATTATTATAACTAGTGTAATCATATAATTCCATAGTATCCTTTTTCAATGCATAATCAGTACCCTGTATATTCACTTTCTGTGCGTCCCACTGTAATTTAGCTACATCTAACCCTTCTTTCTGCATCTTATCCATCTCAAAGGAAGGGTATGATGAATACACATTAGATTCTATTTTACCATATCCATAACACACCATTGGATTCTCGCCCGATTTCGCGGTTCTCGCATAAATATTACAATCAATTGCGGTTTCTTTCACCGCCTGTAATATTTGATTATTAATACGCTGTTTTATACTGGCTATCTCATATAGAGTTTCGTCGGTTGTGACCGGGGTTGCTTTGTCAATACGACTAACATCGCGAATTCGAATTTCTATGTTTTTATCATCCGTTTTCTGTTCTTTACTGAACCTGGTTACATACAAAAATACCTGGACGGTGCGTAACTCTTCTGGTAAATCTTGGTGACTACAAATGCGTCTGGCACGTCCAACCACCTGGTCGGGACGAACCATATGCCAATAAGGCTCGACAACATGGACGTAACGAGTGTTTTTTAAATTGATACCTTCCGCACCAGAAGAAGTAATCATAAATATCTTTATTACGTCGCCATACATATTGTTTTCGTGTTGTTCTCTTAGTTTATTCGCAATGTTTACAGGAACAAGATCCCATGCTCCATTGTATACATTTCGTATTATTTCTCTTTCATCAGATGTCTCAGTACCAGTATACAACACAAACTTTGGTTTACCTGCGTCGTTATTATCGTCTACTATTTCCCAATCATCCGCATTTTTGCGTATCTTAAATTCAGCAAATCCATTTGCCAATAACATTAGACGAAGAATGCCGATACCTTCCATTGTTCTAAAATGGCTATAAATCAGGTGTGACCCTATATTGTCTGGGTTGGTTAGGTTCTCAAGTATTTGTAAAAATTTAGGACTTGACTGTTGTAACATATCTCCAGTTAAATATTTGTTTTTGCCCGTATCACTATCAATTGTATTTAATTTTGAAAGAGCATTTTCTATACGTTTCGCATAATTTTCAGTATCTATCTTAGAATCAGCATCAATGTCGTCATCTAGATTTGCGTATGGGTCAGTTTCTTGAACGGAACCACTAGGTACTACATCCATGTCGTTTTCGGTCATTTTCTCAATGTTCTTGGTAGGAATAGGACGTTCAATTTCATCGGGAAATACAAAATTACAAGCCGCGCGAGAGAAAATTCTATACGTAGATGAAATACTAAACAAATCTTCCTGTTTCGGGTCGGGTTGTTTCTTTCTTTGTTTTTTAGCTGCTTTTTCTCTATCGGCTTCTTCTTTACGAATTTTGGTATAAACACCAAACTGATGGTCGGTCATTTCATTATACACGATATGATAATTGTCTCCTTGTTCGGTTGTAACAAAGGAAGGTAATAAGTTTTCCTGTGCGCTTCTAAAATAAGAGGTCAATCCCAATATACGACGTTGGAATAAATTAATATTCTGTGCCTGTTCGGTGTCTTCATTTACAAACGTTTTCAAAAAGTCTTCTTTCACGTCTGGAAGACATTTATTCAATTTGATTTCTATTGTTTTTTCTTGTACGTCCAGACCATTCTTATTCAGTATATACAATACCTTCTTTAAAAAGTCTGCGTCACTTAGATTACCACTTTCATCTAATTTTACACCATCATAACGTTGAAAGCTTTCTCCGGCAGCACCTCCTTTTATTTTTCGGGTTTTCGGCTTATCTGCTACAACTCGTTTCTGTGTTCCTTTTAATACACCTCGTTTCTTTGTATTAACAAATCCAAACGGATTACGAGTAATTATCAACTTATTGCCGCTGTATTCTACGTAATCATGTGTCTTTAGTCCTGCCTTATCAAAAATATCTAAAATCGCATTGGTATCTACTTTTTGAGAAGTCTGCACGTTAACCGTCATATTCCACGTTTTTATGTACCCACGTAAAATATTATATAAAATACCTATTTCATTCGTGTAATTAATAATAGGGGTTCCGGACAATAATACGATTCTCACATTAGTGGCTTTCATTAAGTAGTCATATAAAACATAGGATATTGATTTCTTTTGCTTGATTTTATTCACGATTCTGCTTACAAAATTATGAGCTTCGTCTATTACAACCACAGAATTATCGAACGGGTTTCGGGTTTGATTATCGGTCAACTTATTCAAAATATTCATGTTTAGTCCATTGTAGTTTATATCCTTGTATTTCGAGCGGATCATTTCATTTAATTGTAAATCAACCGACGTCTTTTCGTCAGAAGACAAATCGGAAAAATTGGGGTCTTTGTTTACATTCACTAACCAAGCACCTTTGTTTTTACGAACATAGTCAATCGGTAATGATAATGCTTTGGATAAAACAGTCAAATATTCGGGATTCCCTTCAATTGTAATAAACTCCCAATATTGGTTCTTTTTATACAAGTCATCACCACATTTCTTCATTTCACTGAAAAAATTCATCTTCAACGAAGCGGGTGTTAAAACAAATACCTGTTTATTACTCTTCATGCCCTCGGCAATCGCAATCGAAGTGCATGTTTTACCCGAGCCCAAACCGTGATACAAAAGTAATCCACGATAAGGGGTATACAAATTTAAATAATCGCGAACGATTCGTTGATGAGATAGTAATGAAAATTCATCAGACCCGCCTCGAGAATCACAACTGACATTTTCGTCCGCATCAAGTAGTTCCTGTTCTCGTGGTTGAAGAATTTTGTTTAATTTCTGAATAAATAATTTACGATTATTCATATAATATGGGGGAGCAACAATTATATTCTTCTCGCGTTCTTTGGGTAATCTATCAGCAACCGTTTGAGTACGTATAACTGCGGTGGTTAAATCCACTTCCTGGAGTTCGTCTGGGTCTTCTATTACCAGTTTCTTAGCCTTTCTTCCGCGTTTTTTTGGTTCTTCAATGATTTCTTGAACCTTCTCCTCTTGAATTTCGTCTTCAAATTTAGCTGGTTCCTCTAGCTCTGTTAGTTGAGTAATCGTCTGTAGTTCTTCTTCGGGCAATGTGCGAGTATCTGTTTGAGTAGGCATATCAAAGATAGCATCATCTTCACCATCCTCGATTTCTTCTTTTTCTTCTTTTTCTTCTTCACTTGGTCCCGCAATTACAATTTCTGTATCCAATTTACTTGGTGCTACTTGGTCGAGTAACACCGGCTCTGGAATATCTTTTGGAATATACAGATTTTTATTAATGTCACTTGGGCGCGGTTTGACCGCAAAGACATCTTGTTTTCGTAATTTATCAAGAATGATGTCACGATTCACAGTAGAACTACGACGTTTATCTAAAATAGTAAATGGTGCAGGCGCGGAAGTCTCCGCTACAATAAGTTTTTCATTATCTTCCACATAATTAGAAACAGGTATTTGTTGCCGATTGTTAAACTTTATTTTTATTTCTTCTTGGGTGTTTGGCATGACCTTTGTTTGTAAAAGTTCTAAATATGTATTAGGAATACTCATTTCCTTGTAGTATGTATATAGTAACAATACAAATTATATATTTATTTTGTTTTCGTCGTTCATAATATGTTACACCCTTGAAATTTAAAAATTATTTAATTTACGAATAGCGTCTTCACATGCGATTTGTTCCGCCTTTTTCTTTATCTTGTGAATACCCTCGCCCATAAACACGAAAATGCGGTTATATTGGGACATATATTGATGTATATCCGTATATTTGTTAAATTCCATAATAGATATGGATTGATTTGGCTTTACACTATGAATCGGTTGACCCAGACATAGATACACTCCCATATGATACCCTGTTTCAGAATCGTGGTCTTTTACTTCCATATAGTGAGGTGTTACTTTGAACTCCTTTTGGATTTTTACCTGTAAGATATTCTTATAATTGTCGTCATTCTTAATCAAACTAATCCAATCGACATGTTTTTCAAATACGGATTCCACGAATACCTGTACCATTTGAAATCCGGGACCAGTGACAAAAATATCTTTAAACCAATTCTCGTCGTCCGTTACCGATATTTTGTTGAAATCCAAAAACATAGCCCCTATAAATGATTCAAATAGACACCCCAATTTCTTTAAATTCGTCCGGATTTGCTTTATTTCCGCATGTTTAGAGATAATTAACCATTTATGTAATCCCATTTCATAGGCGATTCTACCGATAGCTTCGTTCTTTACTAGAGCAATTTTCTTTTCTGTCATAAACCCTTCATTCTCTTTCGGAAAACGCTTATACAGATAGTATTTGGTGATACACTCCAATACACCATCTCCTACGAATTCTAATCGTTCGTTTGATTTAGTATATAAAGGTAAACAATCTTCTGGTTGTGGAACAATTGTAATGTTATTGTACTCATTTTCAATATCTGGACGCTTGATATAAGAGCGATGTACGAACGCGCGTTTGTATAACATAGAATTATAGATGTTAGCATTTATTCCATATTTTGACAACATATTCTGTATTTCGGCATCAGTAATCACTGTATTCACTGAGTTGTATGGGTCAAATACATACGACTCGATGCCATTTGCGTTCTTTTCAATTCGGATATCTTCATCGGTATTCATTTTATTCTTAACGGGTAATAAAATGAATGTTATACTGTTGTATGTAACAATTGTTCTATATCATTTTATTATATTATATTCGGGTGTAATAAAATATTTAGTAAATATATAATTATGGTATTAAGTGGTTCTAAAAAAGTCTCGGCTATAGCCAGTATTGTTAACCAAAACTCCGCCGGAGGTAGTAAGAAGGCAGGTCTCCCTCACCAAGTTGGAAAGGACGCATATGCCGCCATTCACATCGGTGGTTCGAGCGCTTTAGGCGTTCGTTTCGCAAGCCATGGTTTAGCCAAAGTTGCTACAACTGCCAACCCCAATGTTAAGGTTTCCCGCCCCATTGGTGTTAGCCCCATGGTCTGGCGTTAAATAACATTTTTTAAAACAATATAATAAAGTTTACATACTTATTATATTCTTATCATGAAAATAATTGTTGATGAACGAGAACGTGCATTATATGATAGGTTAGACGCAAGACTTAGCAGTTTAAAAACTCCATCCTTTGCTATTTTAGAGAAACGGGTGCTGCCCCTTGGTGATATACTTCTTGAAACGGATGAAGGCAAAAAGGTGATGCTAATAGAGCGTAAAACCTACAATGATTTATTAGCATCCATCAAGGATGGTAGATATGAAGAACAATCATACAGGCTAATACATTCCTCTGGTTATCCACTGCATTCCATAGTGTATTTATTAGAAGGCTTATTTTCACAACTGAGGACTCCACTCGAGAAGAAAATCGTATATTCTTCTATGACTTCTTTACATTTTTTCAAAGGGTTTAGCTTATATAAAACCTCCACGGTGGATGAAACTGCCGAATGGTTGATTTATACTGCTGATAAGATAGAACGCGAATTTGGAAAAGGACGCATTCCATATTATTTGACACAAACGTTTGCGGGTACATTACGACTGAGAGACCAAGAAGATACAAATACTACCAATAATACAAATGATACAACCAACGAAGAACCTAGTGGTAGTAATTATTGTTCTGTAGTAAAAAAGGTAAAGAAAGAAAACGTTACTCCCGAGAACATTGGTGAAATCGTATTATGTCAAATTCCGGGTATTAGTTCGGTAACTGCCATGGCTATTATGAGTAACTTCTCGTCATTCAATCATTTCATGCAAGAGTTGCAATCAAATCCGCAATGTATTGATACATTGACCGTAACTTCAAATGGAAAGGTCCGTAAAATTAGTAAAACCTCCCTAGAAAATATACGTCAGTACTTATTGTCTACCAAATCTACCGCTGCGATTGAACTGGAAACTCCTACTTCCACCGACTAATTGTATGTTTATGTTCTCTATGAAAACATACAATTAAAGAATATCTACTGGTTTCTCTACATTAGAGGGTAGTTCGGGAATAAGTGATGTGTTTACCGTTCTACCAAATACGGGTTTCGTAATTTCTCGGTCTTCATATTTACCAGATTTTACTGCATCTCTCGTATACTCGATACCTCCCCAATTCGGGTCCATTGGGTTATCACTACTACTACTAGATTGTTTAGTCGAATCATGAATAGCATCTAAATTTGTATAAATTCCTACATATTGTCCTTCTGGGTCAAATCCAGCGTAATTGTTCTCGTTGTATGGATAGTTCATGCGATTTGCGTCGGATATATCTACAACTTCTTGGTTGTTCACTGGTAAGCCACCTT